ACCGCTGGTGTTGCTGGTGTTGCTGCTGGTGTTGCTGCTGGTGTTGCTGGTGTTGCTGCTGGTGTTGCTGCTGGAGCTATGCCGTCTGTCATGTGTATTCCCCCGTCCTTGCAGTCCATCGTCCTGCAAGTCTCTATTAACTACATAATACCCCTGCACAATCTTACCGTCAAGACGTGCGGGCCTGCCAGTCCGCGTAGGTCATGTCCGCAGGCACATAGTATAGATGCACGTTTGGACTTCTAGCCGAACGCTCGTTCTCTCGTGCATAGGTGCTGTCGATGACCGGGATGACCGTTGACCGACAGTTAGGGTGTAACGGCGGATAGTTAACGCCCGGCCGTGCATCCGTCACCTTGTGCGTCTTACCGTCAGCCGCCCGGCACAACTCGGACGTTCGGTTGTCCAGCGTGGCCAGGTATTCGTATCGATCAACGCCGGCTTTGATAAAGGACAGCAACGTGGCGTTATTGAGCGCAAAGTTACTTTCGGTCCTCACTAGCCGCACTGCGTCGTTGTAGGCCTGACCTGATACCTTGGTGACCCTTTGCGATATCGTGTCCACGCCCTGCCCCTGTATGATGCCGCGTACAATCTCGCGGTGTACGGCGGTCTTATAGCGGCGCGTGTTCTCTTCGTGCCGCTCTTCGTAGGTCTGCCCGCTCCAAGGCTTTTTTACCTGGTCGGTGTGTGTCTTGATGGGCACAAGGGCCCGAGGTATACGCTTGCCTGATAGAGTCTCATACCCACCCTGCTGCACCGCCAGCATGTACGCGGTGCGTGTGTTGGCCAGCCGACTCACAGACACAAGGGCCTGCGAGATTAGGGCCGTTGACCCTAACAGTGCGTCATCGACCGCTCTAGCCGTGCGGTACAGCGTGTTGTCAATAACGCGTAGACCCCCCGTGCGGCCTGTGGTGTACTTCCTGCTGGCGTCGCGCAAATCCAACAGTAGGGCGCTGGTCGCGGCGGCACTCAGTAGCCTGGTCACGTCAGCCCACGTTGCGTTGTTACGTGCTAGTAGCAGGCGCACCTGATCCAGGACGTCCGACAGGGCCTGCTTGTACATTGGCCTTAGTGCCTCCGCCGCTCTCAGGGCTAGCTGGTGCGATTGCGATTCCGTCTCCAGCACCCATGTCGATATATCCATTGCTCAAAGCCTCCTCGCGTTCCTCTTTCTTACGTGCTAACTCCGCGTCCACGTCGTCCACAAAGGGCAACTGTTCCAGTCGGGTCTTGTCGCTCAGTATGTCGCCAAGGCTGCGGAGCATGTCGGCCAGCTCGACGGTGTTCTGGGGTACGTTCCTGTAAAACTCAATCTTGATGTCCTTAGGGTCCACTTTGACGCCTCGGATGCTCTCAGCGTCCGCTATGATGCGTAGGCGTTGCATTAGGCCCTTCCTGAACATACGTTCTTTTCTCACAGCATTCTGGTCGATGCCCCAGAGCTTAAAGCGCATCGCTACCCCTGACAGGTTACCCGCAAACGCCTCGTCGGTCAGGTCCGGCGTGTTGCTTATACGGTGTATATCCTGTTGCAGACGTGTCTTATAGTTTTCCACGGCCGCATCGTTGACGTCCTTGATTAACCACTTAGCGTCACCGCCGTTGTCGGTCAGCAGGAGCTTGTTTTCGCGCATCGTTTTGACGATGGCCTGGTCAGCCTCGCAGCCATCGCCTACAAAGCCCGCCTGGAAATTCATCAGCATCAGGTAGGCGTCGGTGAAATACTGGAAGTCGTTTGCTGTGTCGGACTGCGACAGGTTGTAGGCGTCTATGAGGGACAGGATGCACTCAAAGTCACCTAGCTGGCCTGAATTATTCAGGAATTCCACCATGGGCACCTTGCCAAATATGTGCGGCGTGCCCAGCTTGTCCGTGGTCTCTACGAGTGTCGCGCCGTCATACTTATAGAGGTGCAGCCTATCCGCGTCATACACCTCAACGTACTCCAAGGCCTTTGGGTCTGCTGAGTAGTCAGGCACCACGAACCTGCGCACACCGTAGAGGGTGTCACGGTTAACGTCAGCCGACTTGACCAAAAAGCCCTCTTCTGGCGGAACGTGCTTGAAACGGATCGTACCCTCAGCGTCCGTGTACAACAGTTCCAGGCACAGGCCTTTAATCGCGGCGTGCTTGGCAAGCTCTGAGTTTTCTGCGTCCTCGTCGGAGTCCTTGTACAACTCGGTCACCTGCTCCACGGCGCTAGCGTCCTTGCTGCTGTATGCAACAGGCTTGCCCATAAAGTAACCCGCGTTAACGTCGGCGATGTAAGCCGCGTAGTTTGCGACCAACTTGTTGTTGGGCTTATTGAGGTCCACCATCAACCTTTGGGTAATGGCGTGCTTGGTGCGATAATAATCATTAAGCACCTTGTACCTCTGTATCTCGTGGTTGTGCTGGCGCAGTAGGTCAATCACTAGTTGGTTGTCCATAAGCCTATCACGGTCAATAATCAATTCGAGCATTGTACACCTCCTTATATGCTTAGGTTGCGCTTGCTGACAAAACGGATACCCGATTTCCGCATGTCTTGCTCCATCGCGTACCTTACGGCGTCGATAGAGTGATTGTTGCGGTCAGGGTACCCTGCTTTCCAGTGACCCTTATTGTCCTTGTCCAGCTCGTAGTGCAAAAATTCCTGCGCCGTGTTGGGGCACCGTACGTCATCAATTATAATCTCGTGCAGGTCCTGCAAAAACTTAATGCCATAATCGATACTGTCCGGCCCTTTAATCGCTGGGTATATCGCGATCCCGTTGGCCTTGTACTCCGCGATGCTCTTGGGTTCCGCAGAGTCTGCATACAAGGGTTGCCGCAAGCCGTTGGCCTTTATGAGGTCGATGGCCCGGGCGTTGGACAACTCCGCCTGGTATATCTCACGAAATACAACTATCCGCTTATGGTTCTTATTATAGTATACATCAACCTGCGCCATAGGGTGCGGTGTGAACCCAAAGTCAAGCCCCCTGCGTATCAGGTCGTAGCCCTCAATCTCTTCGTCCGACACGCGCCGTATTTTCAGCTTAGTGAATATCTGGCCGCCCGTCCCTATTTCGTGCGCCAGGTATTCATGCCGGTATGCGTCATAGTTAGTATCCTTGAGGTGCTCAGCTTCCCGGATGGCCGTATTGCCCAGCCAGTCCCGGGGTACACTCCGGTAGTCGGACGTGTGGACTATGCGGTCCGGTCTGCTTAGCTTGGCCTCGACGTTCATCCAGCTATTCGGGGACTTGGGTGGATTGTAGGTCATCAAGCAAAAGAACTGCGGGCCTCCGCGCATAAAGGTTTGATTGAGCATCCTGATTTCGGCCATGCCGAAAAACTCATCGACCTCCTCATACCAAATGTACTTGATGTACCCCCGGCGCAGCTTTGCCGACTTGACCTTTTTGGGCTTGTCGGCACCACGGAATATGATGGCCTGCCCGGTGGCCTTGTAGACAATCTTTAGTGGGGATTTATAGTCACGCCATAGTTCCGTCACACCCATTCTTTCGATGGCCCACATGCACTGCTCATACACCGACTCCGCACAGGTGTCCTTTACCTTGCGCAGGCACACGGCGTTGGCGTCCTTATCGGACATAATGCCCAGCACAATCTCTAAGGCCGCCCATGAGGATTTAGTGGACATACGACCACCTTTGGCGATGATGTGCGTGACGGCCGCATTCTTGATGGCTGTATGCAGAGGGTAAAACGCCGGGGCAATACACTCAGTCAGCCGCGTCATTGGTCACCTCGGGTATCTCAAGGTCTTCGGGCATGTCTGTTGGTGGCATGTCTGTTGGTGGTATGTCATCAATAATAGTTGCCCCGTCCGCGCCGTCTACTGGGTGTTCCTGCGCGGCCTCCATAAGCTCCACCTTGCGCTCCTCTATGCGCTCCCTCCACTCTGGTATCGCGCCGTAAAACTTGTCCAGCTTGTCCAGGGCTTTTAGTTTGTCGTGCATCTTGATACTAATCATACCGCTGCTATCCTGTGACAGGGACTGTAACACTGCTGTATCGGCCTGGTCCGTAAAGCGCAGTATGCCGTCGTCAGTCACCCCGAAGAAGTCCGTAACGTCCGCAAACGCTATCTTGATATACTGCTGGATTATGTCATCACCAGACAGGTGTGCCCTCTGGGCCCGTTGGCGCTTGAGGTCCGTTATGTACTTATTGATAGCTAAGCGTGCCAGCAGGGTGTGACCCTGCGCCTTATCGTACCCAACTTTGGCCGCGGCCGTAACGGGACTAAACGTCCGCAAGTACTCTTGGCAGAACGCTTGTTCTTGGTCTGTAAGGGACTCTTTGGCGGGCTTCTTTGGAAAATCCCGCCGGAACTCTTTGAGCCATACGCGGACCAAAGCAGGCTTGATGCTGCATTGATGGGCCACGTCGGCTATCGTCACTCTGCCTGGTTGTGCCTTGTAGTACTTGAGGGCCCTTGTGCGCAGTTTGGCCTCTGCATCTGCTCGTGCGCTCATGCGTAATCCCTCCGTATCCAATGATGTGCCACTTAGTTACATAATTAACTTACTATGATTATACACGCAAAAAAGAGCCCCGAAAAGGGACTCTATGAATATCTGTGCAAGGTGGGCGGGCCTCTATGAGATTGTTACCCTTGTTACCCTGCCGTGACAGGGCATAAGCCGGAACTAAGGTGCTTTCTTCAGGGTGCACGTCGGAGGTTCGGGCACACCGTATGGATGTAACGTTATCCGGCAAGCCTTCCCCAATCGCCCGTTCCAGCGTGTTTCGTGATAGATCCCCTCAGACTTTTTGCCTGTCAAA